GGTTCCTCAACCCGATCGACGTGCGTTAGCGTGGCAAGAACGCAATAGCTGGTTTGGTCAAGATGAGGAGATGACGGCCACTGCGCTGGGGCTTCATGAGAAGCTCCGCCGCAATGGAGTCGTTGTTGGCTCTGACGAGTATTACGACACATTGGACAAAACAATGCGTCGCCGATTCCCCGAGAACTTCGGTGTCACGGAAGAGTCGCAGACAGAGGTCCGGCAGCCAGCACGCAAACCTGCGGCAGTTGTGGCCCCAGCGGTTCGTAGTACGGCTTCGAACAAAGTGAAGCTGAAAACGAGCCAAATGGCCTTGATCAAAAAACTAGGCATATCTCCTGAGCAGTATGTGAAGGAGTTTTTGAAGGAGTCACAAAATGGCTGAAAAACGACTTTCTCGTGAATTTGACACGCGTGCGGTATCAGAGCGTCCCCAGCAGTGGGCACTCCCTGAGTCTTTGCCTGAGCCTGACAAAGAGGCCGGCTACTCATACCGTTGGATTCGCGTTTCCACTTTGAACGTGGCAGATCCCCGTAACCTCTCGGCCAAACTACGCGAGGGATGGGAGCCAGTGCGAATGGAAGAACAACCCAAATTCCAACTGTTAGCTGATCCCAACAGTCGATACAAAGATAGTATTGAGATTGGCGGTTTGTTGCTCTGCAAAACCCCGGTTGAATTTGTGAAGCAGCGTAATGACTATTACGCCAAGCAGACGCAAGATCAGACGGAAGCTGTGGATAACAATCTGATGCGCCAAAGCGATGCCCGGATGCCGATCTTCAAAGAGCGGAAATCCTCGGTTAGCTATGGTAAACCTTCTTAATGTTTTGGAGTTATAAACATGGCTTATCCCACAGTAGCCGCTCCGTATGGTTTCAAACCCATTAACCGTCTAGACGGTATGCCCTATGCTGGCGCAACTCGGAAACTTCCGATCGCCAACACTGCCGGCGCCATCTTCTTCGGTGACTTGGTTTCCATCACGGCTGGCGGAACCGTCGCTCAGTTCGCAGGCACCACCACGGGGTCTCCCGCCGGTGTGTTTATGGGCTGTTCTTACACCAACCCCATCACCAAGCAACCCACGTTTGCTCAGTACTGGCCTGCTAACACGTCCATCACGGACGCGCTGGCTATCATCGTTGATGATCCGTACGCAGCTTTCCAGGTTGTCGTGACCAACAGCGGCAGCGTGGTTAACTACGCTTATGCTGATTCCATCGGCTCCAACGTGTCCATCATCACCGGTACGGGTAACACCACCACCGGCGACTCTGGCATGTCCGTTCTGGCTGGTAGCCAAGACACCACCAACACTCTGCCTATCCGTGTGATCGACGTCGTTCCGGCCTCGTCTTACACGACCGGCGGCAACGTGGTGTTCCCGGAGATCATCGTCAAGATCAATCTCCACCAGTACAACAACACCACTGGCGTCTGATAAGGAGTAATACAAAATGGCTATTTCACGCGCACAATTACTGAAAGAGCTGCTCCCTGGTCTGAACGCCCTGTTCGGTCTGGAGTATGCAAAGTACGGCGAAGAGCACAAAGAGATCTACGAAACCGAGACTTCCGAGCGTTCGTTTGAAGAGGAAACCAAACTGTCTGGCTTCTCCGCCGCCCCGGTGAAGAACGAAGGCTCCGCCATTGCTTATGACAATGCGCAGGAAGCCTGGACGGCTCGCTACACCCACGAGACCATTGTTATGGGTTTCTCGATCACTGAAGAGGCGATCGAAGATAACCTGTACGACAGTCTGTCCAGCCGCTACACAAAAGCGCTGGCTCGTGCGATGGCGTACACCAAGCAGGTGAAGGCTTCGTCGGTCCTGAACAATGCGTTCGCGGCTGGCGTAACCGCTGGTGACGGCGTTTCGCTGTGCAACTCCGCTCACCCGCTCGTGTCTGGTGGTACCAACAGCAACACGCCTTCCACACCTGCCGATCTTAACGAGACTTCTCTGGAATCTGCTGTTATTCAGATCGCTGCGTGGACGGATGAAAGAGGGCTGTTGATCGCTGCTAAACCTCGCAAGCTCATTATCCCCCCTGCAC